ATGGCACGGCATATTGCGGCGAACTTCGTCAACCTTTTGATTGTGCTGCTGGTGGTTGCCGGCGGTTTGTTCTTCTGGGCCAAGGCGGAGTTTACCCGCCCCGGACCGTTGCAGAACTCAATTTACATCGAGGTGCCGCGCGGTGGTACGGTCAGCCGGCTGTCCAAGAATTTGGAAGAGCAGGGCGCTGTTACATACGGGCTGATTATGCGGGTTGCATCGGATTACAACGGGCAGGCCAGCCAGTTGAAGTTCGGGAACTACGAAATTCCGGCACGTGCTTCGATGGCGGATATTCTGGACATTGTCACCAAGGGCGGGGCGGGTTCTTTCCGCTTCCTTGCCAATTATCGTATTGGTATCCGTGGTGCGAAAATGACCCTGTCCGAACGGGAACCCGGCACTGGGAAGACCGAGGAACTGGCTGAATTCGATGAAGGTGCAGAACTGCCGGAACCTTATGCCAAGCTGGTCGAGGAAAAAACGCCGATTGTTTACCGGATTACTGTGGCGGAAGGTACTACCAGCTGGCAGATTGTTGAAAGCCTGAAACAGGCGGATTTCCTTGGTGGCACGTTCGAGAATGTACCCCCGGAAGGAATGCTCTCTCCGAACACTTATGAGGTGCGGCGCGGTACGCTTGTAGAAGATGTGATCGAGCAGATGTATCAGGCTCAGGAACGTATTCTCGCGGAAGAGTGGGAGAACCGTGCAGAGGGTCTGCCGTTTGATACGCCCGAAGCCGCTTTGACGCTTGCTTCTATCATCGAGAAGGAAACCGGCGTTGCAGAGGAACGGGCCGAGGTTGCGGCGGTGTTTGTAAACCGTTTGAACAAGGGTATGAAACTGCAAATGGATTCCACCGTCGAGTATGGCATCACCAATGGTGAGGGTTTTCTGGAGCGGGGCCTGCGGCGGAGTGAGCTGTCAAAGAAGACGCCTTATAACACCTATATCATTGAGGGGCTGCCGCCTGGCCCGATCGGAAATCCCGGACGGGATGCGATTCACGCGACCCTGCATCCAAACGAAAGCAACAATTTGTTCTTCGTGGCTGACGGCACGGGTGGACATGCCTTTGCCGAAACTCTGGTCGAGCATAACGCAAATGTTGCCAAATGGCGTAAGATTGAAGCTGAGAAGCGGCGGCAAAGCAACGGCGGGTGACGACCTGCGTTCTGTGCGAAAAGGTTTGTTTTCAGTTGGTTAGGCGATGCGTTGCGCCTTTGGTGTTGCGTGGGACGAGCGGGTTTGATTGACTTTGCGACCGCGCACCGGTATACCTTTGGACAAGATGGAAGAAGTGGGTAACGACCCGGGCAGAATATGCCTAGGGTCGTTTTTCGTTTCTGTCGTCGCGGTGACGGCACCGGTAGGAACCCTTATACATGACAAATATTGAAGACGTGGACGTGCAAGCGTTGCCGCTGCTTTTGCGTGACGCGCGGGCAGCTGTGGCTGATCTGCGCAAGCGTATTATTCGCGATTTGTCCGAGAGGTCTCCTCATGCCGAACCTATCTCAACTGCGCAGTTATTGACCCTAGTACGGGAATACAGTGCCGCAGTTTTGCATGTAACGTCGCTTGAGGCCCACATTGAAAAACACAGCAGCGCCATCCGCGGTGTCGTCCAAGGAGACGCCGTCAACCTTAACGATGCAAGACGGGAAGTCCTTGACCGACTTGCTCGGTTCCGCGACCGAAGCGGAGATTGAAGATTTTCTCTCAGGTCTTAGCGATCAAACGTTGATGGCCTTGCCTTATCTGTTCGATTTCTGGGCCTTGCCCCACCAGCGGGAGCCAAAAGGCGATTGGGCCAGTTGGGTGATCATGGGGGGGCGTGGTGCGGGGAAGACCCGTGCTGGCGCGGAATGGGTGCGCCAGCAGGTTGAGGGTGCAGAGCCGTTTGATACAGGACGATACCGCCGCGTTGCGCTGGTGGGGGAGACAATGGATCAGGTCCGTGAAGTGATGGTGTTTGGCGAAAGCGGCATCATGGCTTGTAGCCCGCCAGATCGCAAACCGGAGTGGCAGGGATCCCGCCGCGTGTTGGTCTGGCCGAACGGGGCCGAGGCCTGGGCAATGTCTGCGAGCAGTCCGGAGAGTTTGCGGGGTCCGCAATTTGACTGCGCTTGGGCAGATGAGTTGGGCAAATGGCGGCGGGGGAGGGATTGCTGGGACATGCTGCAATTTGCGCTCCGGTTGGGGGATAAACCCCGTACGCTTGTGACAACGACACCGCGCAACATCGGAGTGTTAAAGGAGATACTGAAGGCAAAGGACACGGTGGTGACCCATGCTCCTACAGAGGCAAATAAAGCCAACCTCGCCCCCGGGTTTTTAAGGAAGGTTTACACGGATTACAGCGGTACGCGTTTGGGACGGCAGGAACTGGATGGCAGGATGCTGGAAGATGCGGAAGGCGCATTGTGGCCGATGGAGCGACTGGAGGAGTTGCGGCGGGCCGAAGTGCCGGAGCTGGACCGGATTGTGGTTGCGGTTGATCCGCCGGCGTCTGGCAAGTCCACATCTGATGCCTGCGGGATTGTAGTTGCTGGAATGCAGATGATAGGCGCGGGCCCGCAGGACTGGCGGGCGTGGGTGCTGGAGGATGCGAGCATTCGGGGCGCGAGCCCTGCAAAGTGGGCTGCACAGGTAATAGAGGCTGTGCGCAGTTGGCAGGCTGACCGTGTTGTCGCCGAGGTTAATCAGGGCGGCGATATGGTCGAGAGCGTTTTGCGCCAGCAAGATCCGCTGCTTGCCTACCGCGGTGTCCATGCTTCCCGCGGTAAAGCGGTCAGGGCGGAACCTGTGGCGGCGCTTTACGAGCAGGGCCGCGTGTTTCACGCGCCCGGATTGCAGGCGTTAGAGGCACAGATGGGGGATATGACGCTGCTGGGATACGAGGGCAAAGGATCGCCGGATCGGGTGGATGCGCTGGTCTGGGCTTTGACAGATTTGATGATAGATCCGGCTGCGAAATTCAAGAGACCACAGATACGCCGCCTGTAATACGTCTCGTAACGCGCTGTTTTGTATGAAATTTAGGAGTGATAACAGATGGTACTGCAATTTTTGCGCAGTGCGTCCCAAAGGGATGTGCCGGAAGAAAAAAGCTCGGCCGCGGGACCGGTGATCGCGTTTCATGGATCGGGGCGGCCCGCCTGGTCTGCGCGGGACGTGGGGAGTTTGACGCGCAGCGGGTTTCTGGCAAATCCTGTCGGATTCCGTTGCGTGAAGATGATTGCCGAGGCAGCGGCAGCGGTACCATTGATCGTGGGCGGGTCGGAAACCCGGTTTGAGGTGCATCCGTTAATCGACCTGCTAGCGCGGCCCAACGGGCTTCAGGGGGGCGCGGATCTGCTGGAAAGTTTTTACGGGCAGTTCCTGTTGTCCGGCGACGGATATCTTGAGGCGGCGGGGAGCGGCACAGATGGTGGTCCGGCCGAGATTTATGTGCTCCGCTCCGACCGGATGAAGGTGGTTCCCGGCGCTGACGGGTGGCCGGAAGCTTATGAATATTCGGTCGGTTCCCGCAAGGTTCGCTTTGACATGGGGGCGGAGCTTCCGCCGGTTTGTCATGTGCGGGCGTTCCATCCTCTGGATGATCATTATGGCTTGTCCCCGATACAGGCGGCAGCGACGGCACTGGATGTTCACAATGCGGCCTGCCGGTGGTCCAAGGCGCTGCTGGACAATGCGGCGCGGCCCAGTGGTGCGATTGTGTACCGCGGGGTGGATGGACAGGGAAGTTTGCAGGCGGACCAGTATGACCGGCTGGTTGAGGAAATCGAGGCAAATCATCAGGGTGCGCGCAATGCGGGGCGTCCGATGTTGCTGGAAGGCGGGTTGGACTGGAAACCGATGGGGTTTTCGCCTTCGGATATGGAGTTCCAAAAAACGAAGGAAAGTGCGGCGCGTGAGGTGGCTTTGGCCTTTGGCGTGCCGCCTATGCTGCTGGGGCTGCCCGGAGATGCGACTTATGCGAATTATGCAGAAGCGAACCGCGCGTTTTACCGTCTGACGGTTTTGCCGCTGGTGCAGAAGCTGGCGGCGGCTTTGTCGGCGTGGCTGCCTGCATTTTACGGTGAAGCGATACGGCTGTCGGCGGATCTGGATGGTATCCCCGCGCTCGCGATAGAGCGGGAGGCGCAGTGGCGCCGCGTGGCCGAGGCAGGTTTTCTGACCGATCGGGAAAAGCGGAGGCTGTTGGGCTTGCCGGCAGAACCGGATGAGTAGGGGCGTCGGGTCGCGTTATCTGTACGAACCTTTCGAGGCGGCTGCGAAGCTGGAAACACATCGTCAGGTAACGGATGAACGATGGATCGCACTGGAGCGGCGGCTTGAGATGATCGAGAGCGCCCTGGATCGGCTGGAGCGGCGAATCTGGTTAGCGGTTTACGGCGTGGTCGGGTTCGTTCTGACACGTGGGATTCTGGTGCTTCTGGATGTGACGCAGCAGGTTTGATGCCCTCTGGCATCGCAATTTAGAGGAAACGGAATGGGATATGCGGAAAGCGCCTTGGCGCTGGAGAGGAAGTTTTGCCGGTTTAAGGACGGGATCGATGTTTCGGGAGACTGTGAGATATCGGGCTATGCGTCGGTTTTCGGGGCTTCGGACCAGAGCGGCGACGTGGTGCAAAAAGGGGCTTACGGGCGCAGCCTGAAAACGATGGCGCAGGACGGGCGGCGGGTGAAAATGCTTTGGCAGCACGATCCGGCCAAGCCGATCGGCGTCTGGCAGGAGGTGCGGGAGGATACCAAGGGCCTGTTTGTGAAGGGGCGCATTCTGGCGGATGTGCAGGCGGGTTCCGAAGCTTTGTCGTTAATCAAGGCTGGAGCAATTGAAGGGCTTTCCATCGGGTATCGAACTGTTCGGTCGGAAAAATCAAGCAAGGGCAACAGGTTATTGTGTGAACTTGATCTGTGGGAGGTGTCGCTGGTGACTTTCCCGATGTTGCCCGAAGCGCGGATTGGCGCTGGTGCAAAAGAGGATGAAACCCTGGCTGAAGAACTGGTTGCCACGCTTGCCGCTGCAAAGGCACGGCTGTCCGGGTGACGGGTTTCTGCGTCTCCGGAGATAACCCAAAATTTTAACCACAGCACAGGATTGATCATGAGCATATCGACTACCGCGGCGCCGCGAGGCGTGAAAGAGGCCAAGTCCATGCCTTCGCTTCAGGTGAAGGCTGCGATGGAAGATTTTCTACAGGACGTAACCAAAGTGAATAGCGATTTGAAAGACCGACTTCAGGAACAGGAAAAGAGATTGAACATGCTGGAACGCAAGAACACTGGCGCGCGGCGCCCTGTATTGTCCGCTGTGAGCGAGGTTGAGGTGCCACACAAGAAGGCATTTGCAGCCTATCTGCGCAGCGGTGACGACGATGCAATGAGGGCATTGAATATGGAAGAAAAGGCGTTGTCGACAGCGGTTTCCGGCGATGGGGGCTATCTGGTTGATCCCCAGACTGCGGATCAGATTGCCGGTGTGCTACATGCGACCGCCTCTATCCGCTCGATTGCTAATGTAGTGGCGGTGGAATCCACGGCCTATGACGTGCTGGTGGATCACACCGAGCTTGGGGCGGGATGGGCTACCGAGGCCGGGGCCGCATCCGAGACTGCAACGCCGCAGGTTGAGCGGATTTCGATCCCGCTGCATGAACTTTCAGCTTTGCCCAAAGCTTCCCAGCGGTTGCTGGATGACAGTGCCTTTGACGTGGAAGGTTGGCTGGCGTCGCGGATTGCCGACAAATTCTCCCGCGCGGAAGGGGTGGCTTTTGTGTCCGGTGACGGTGTGGACAAGCCGACGGGTTTTCTGACCTATACCACAGTGGCAAACGACAGTTGGAGTTGGGGTGATCTTGGCTATGTGGCAACAGGAGCTGACGGAGACTTTGCAGCGGTCGACCCTGCGGATGCGATTGTGGATCTGGTTTATTCGCTGGGCGCGCGCTATCGCGCGAATGCGACCTTTGTGATGAATTCCAAGACAGCGGGTGCCGTGCGCAAGATGAAGGACGCGGACGGGCGGTTCTTGTGGTCCGACGGATTGGCTGCGGGGGAGCCTGCACGCCTTATGGGATATGCGGTGCTGGTGGCCGAGGATATGCCGGACATTTCCAGCGGCGCAAATGCCATTGCATTTGGCGACTTTGCGGCTGGCTATACTGTGGCAGAGCGGCCGGATCTGCGGATTCTGCGCGATCCGTTTAGCGCCAAACCTCATGTATTGTTCTACGCCACGAAACGTGTTGGCGGGGATGTCAGCGATTTCGCGGCAATCAAACTGCTGAAATTCGCCGTTTCTTAATCAAAAGCAGGAGTCCCTTTCAGGGATGGGGCAACGGGGTTCGCTGCGTTGCTTCTGGTGTGCTGCGGGTCGGTTCTGCTGTCCTCCGTCCAGCCGGCCCGCACGCACCGCATTTATCAATTTGATCCGTATTGGGAGAATACGCTTATGATTTTGACTGAACTTTCAAGCGTTCCGAGCGGATCGCTGCCTCTGGCTTTGCTGAAGGAGCATTTGCGTTTGGGGACAGGGTTTTCCAGTGAAGCGGAGCAGGACGATCTGTTGGAAGCCTATTTGCGCGCAGCGATTAGCGCGGTGGAGGGGCGGACAGGTTTGGTGCTGCTTGAAAAGTCCTTCAATTGGGCGCTGACGGGGTGGCGGCACTATGACAGGCAGGTTTTACCGGTTCGTCCTGTGCAATCGCTGGATGCTCTGACGCTGGTGGACAGGGAGGGTGCCGAGACGGTGATGCCGCCAGAATCCTATCATTTGGAAAAAGATAGTCAGAACCCTGCTTTGGTCGCGGTTGGGCTGGCGCTGGCAGTTATTCCGGAGGCGGGTCGCGCAGAGGTATCTTTTACCGCCGGTTATGGGGCTTCGTGGAGCGATATACCGCCAGATCTGGCGCGCGCTGTTCTGATGCTGGCGGCGGAATTCTACGAACACAGAGCGAGCCGTGAGGAAGGGCGTTTGCCTCCGGCGATCCTGTCGCTTTTGGAGCGGTTCAGAAAAGTACGCTTGCTGGGAGGGAGCTGATGGTGCGGAGTGTGGAGTTGAACCGGAAGTTGACGCTGGAACGGCGGCAGCGGGTTTCCGATGGTGCTGGCGGGTTCGAGCGGGACTGGGTGGCCTTGGGAGAGGTCTGGGCCGATGTGCAGATGCGCAGTGTGCGGGTGACTGAGGTTTCTGCGGGCACAACCGCTTTAGAGCGGCACAGGATAATAGTGCGCGGCGCACCACAGGGCGATCCGCAGCGCCCTATGCCGGGACAACGCTTTGTTGAAGGAAGCCGCGTTTACGGAATTGAATCGGTAACAGAGCATGACACTGCGGGATTATATCTGCTGTGTTGGACCCGTGAGGAGGTGCTTACGTGACCTATGCGGTTTCTCATGCACTTCAGCAGGGGGTCTATCTGGCTTTGAAGGCGGATGCGACTTTGACGGGGCTGGTTGGTAGCGATGTTTTTGACGCACCGCCAAGCGGGGCGATACCGGACCTTTATGTCCTGATCGGGGACGAACAGGCGCGGGACCGCTCCAGTGGTTCGGCAGGTGCGGCGGTGCATGATCTGGACATACGCGTGGTGTCTTCGGCGGCCGGGTTTGCCGGGGCTAAGCAGGTGGCAGGAGCGGTGTGCGATGCGGTGATCGGGGCGCAGATTGCCCTGACTCGGGGGCGGTTGGTGTCGCTTTCCTTTCGAACGGCGCGTGCATTGCGGGACGGCAGCCCCGAGCAGCGGCAGATCCGTCTGAAATTTCGCGCGTTTGTAGAAGACGACTGACCGGCAGCGGACCGGTTTCAGAAATAAGATCACAGGATTTAGGAGAGAGTAATGGCGGCACAGAACGGGAAAGATCTGTTGATCAAGGTGGATATGGACAATGCGGGAACGTTTGAGACGCTGGCAGGGCTGCGTGCCTCTCGTATTTCGTTCAACACGGAAACAGTGGATGTGACAGCGCTCGACAGCACAGGGGGGTGGCGGGAATTATTGTCGGGGGGCGGTGTCAAAACTGCGAGCATTAGCGGATCGGGGGTGTTTCGGGATGAAAACACAGACGAACGGGCGCGGCAGATCTTTTTTGACGGGCAGATCCCCGATTTTCAGGTGGTAATTCCTGATTTCGGCATCGTCGAAGGGGCATTCCAGATCACGTCACTGGAGTATGCGGGACAGTTTGACGGCGAGGCGACCTATGAAATGGCCTTCGCGTCGGCAGGTGCGCTGGCGTTTTCTGTGATTTGATGGCGAACCCTTATCGCGGCGAGGTGTCGCTGACAGTGGATGGCGTCGAGCGTGTGATGCGGCTGAGCCTCGGCGCGCTGGCGGCGCTTGAAACACGTCTCGGGACTGACGGGCTGTTACCGGTGATTGAACGGTTTGAACGGGGTGCTTTCAAGACAGATGATCTGGTCGCATTGCTTTGGGCTGGTTTGACGGGTGGAGGCTGGGAAGGAAGCGAGGCTGATTTGAAACAGGCGGAGATTGCGGGGGGTGCGATCGAGGCAGCGCGGGCTGCTGGAGTGTTGCTGCGGCTGACTTTCACGTTGCCGGAGGGGGCGGATGATTGACTGGGCCGGTTTAATGGCGCTGGGGCTGGGGCAGTTGCGCCTGTTGCCGGATCAGTTTTGGGCGCTGACGCCTGTGGAGCTGCTGATGATGGCAGGGGTGTCGCCCGGTGGCACGCCGGGTCTGAGCCGCGATCGGTTGAATGCGCTCTGCGCCCAGTTTCCTGACATCTAATTTCAACTTAGAGGACCAAGCATGAGTGACTATGGACCTGATCTGGAGACGCTGGAAAGCCAGCTTGAGTCTCTGGAAGGCAATATCTCTGTGACTGCGCGAATGTCGGCTGTGTTCCAGCAGGAGTTGCGCGGCATGCAGACGAGTATCTCGCTGGCGGAGAGGGAGGCGCGGGGGTTGTCCGGGACTTTGTCCAAGGGGCTGCGAGGGGCCTTCGGAGATGTGATCCTTGAGGGGGCGAAGTTTTCTGATGTGCTGGAGACTCTGGCACAGAGGATGATCCGCAGCACGTTCAACCAAGCGATGTCGCCGGTCACGGATGCGATAGGCGGCGCATTGAGCGGCGGCGTTAATTCGATCCTTGGCAGTATATTTCCAAGTGCGAAGGGGAATGTCTTTTCCGGGGGACGGGCAACTGCTTTCGCCAAGGGGGGGATCGTGGGCGGGCCGACAATGTTTCCCATGCGGGGCGGAATGGGATTGATGGGTGAGGCAGGACCGGAAGCCATCATGCCGTTGCGCCGCGGCGCGGACGGGCGGCTCGGCGTTGAGGGTGGCGGAGGCGGGAACGCGGTTAATATCACGATGAATATCACAACACCGGACGCAGAGAGCTTCACACGATCGCAGACTCAAGTGGCGGCAGGGATCAGTCGGGCCATCGCCCGTGGGAACCGGAACCAGTAGGGGATGCATATCATGAACTTTCATGAAGTCAGATTTCCAACGGGCTTGTCATTCGGGTCAAGCGGCGGGCCGGAGCGGCGCACCGAGATTGTGACGCTGAACAGCGGCTATGAAGAGCGTAACAGCCCCTGGGCCCATGCGCGACGGCGTTACGATGCAGGAGTTGCCATGCGTTCTACCGATGATCTGGAGACTGTGATCGCGTTTTTCGAGGCACGGCGCGGCCGGTTGTACGGGTTTCGCTGGAAGGACTGGACGGATTTCAAAAGCTGTCTGGCCTCTCGGGAGCCAACATTCGAAGATCAGGAGATCGCAGTGGGCGACAGTGTGACTGTGCAAATTCCCCTGTGTAAGTCCTATCGGTCAGGAGAGACCACATACTGCCGCGCTATTTCCAAGCCTGTTGAAGGAACTGTTTCCATCGGGATCGGCGGCGCCGAAGTTTTTGAAGGAGAGCATTTCGATGTGGACTATACGACGGGGGTCATCAGTTTTTATGAGGCGCCCCCCGAGGCGGCCCTCGTGACGGCAGGGTTTACGTTTGATGTGCCAGTGCGGTTTGACACCGACCGACTGGAAATGAGCATGGCGAGCTTTGCAGCCGGATCTGTGCCCAGTGTGCCAGTGGTAGAGGTACGTGTCTGATGCGTAGGATTGGTGAAGCAATGCAGGCGCATCTCAACAGTGGTGCAACAACGCTGTGCCGCGCTTGGGTGGTGCGGCGTACGGACGGAATGGTTTACGGATTTACGGATCACGACAGCGATTTGCTGGTCGAAGGCGTGCTGTGCGAAGCGGCATCCGGTATGGATGCAAGTGCGGTGGAAAGTTCTACCGGACTGGCGGTGGATAATTCGCAAGCTGTAGGGGCGCTGAGCTCGCTTGGCATCAATGATCTCGATATCGAGACAGGACGGTTTGACGGGGCCGAAGTCTTTCACTGGTTGGTCAACTGGAAGCGGCCAGAACAAACAATTCTGCAATTTCGCGGCACAATCGGAGAGGTGCGGCGGGGAAAAGGGGCTTTTGAAGCGGAGCTGCGCGGGTTGAGCGAAGCTTTAAACAAACCCGTGGGACGGACTTATCTGCGCCAGTGTGACCGGATTGTCGGGGACGGTAAATGCGGTGTGGACCTGTTTGCCGACGGGTTCGTGGCCGAAGATGTCGTAGATACCTCTAAGGGGCGGCGTGTAGTCGAGTTGAAGCATCTAAGCGCGTATGAGGAAGACTGGTTCGCACAGGGGCGGGTCACTTGGTTAAGCGGGCCGAATGAGGGAGCAGACGGTCTGGTTAAAGTGGACTACCGGCGGGGACCGGTGCACGTGGTCGAACTGTGGGAAGAGACCCGCTTTCCGATCGGGAATGGAGACCGGATTCGTTTGCACGCAGGATGCGACAAGCAGGCGGGCACCTGTCGGGAAAAATTTGGTAATTTCCTTAATTATCGCGGGTTTCCCCATATGCCCGGAGAAGATTTCAGTCTGACCTATCCCATTGCCGGGCGTCCGATGGACGGCGCACGGCGCGCTTAGATGACTCCGGAAATGCGCGAAGAGATCCTTGATGTGGCGCGAGGTTGGATTGGTACGCCTTATCGCCACCAATGCAGTGTAAAGGGGCATGGTGCGGATTGTCTGGGGCTGTTGCGCGGGGTCTGGCGCGAGGTATTTGGGGCGGAGCCCGAGGCGGTGCCAACCTATACGCCAGATTGGTCGGAGGCTTCCGGAGAGGAGCGACTGTGGCGTGCCGCGCGGCGGTATCTGGTGGCGGTGCCGGTCTGTCTGCCATGTTTCGGTGACGTGGTGTTGTTCCGTATGCGGCGGCAGGCCGTGGCGAAACATGTAGGGATCTTGAGCAGGTCGTCCGGTGGCCTTTCTACACTTGTGCACGCTTACAGCGGAAAAGGTGTTGTCGAGACGCCTTTGACCGAGGCTTGGATCCGCCGGATCGTAGCGCAATTCGAATTTCCCGAGAGGAGGGCCTAATGGCGACGATACTTTTATCTGCGGCGGGTGCTGCAATCGGCGGTACCTTTGGGGGAACTGTGCTGGGCCTGACAGGGGCGGCAATTGGCAAGGCGGTCGGGGCGAGCTTTGGCGGCATGATCGACCAGAAAATTCTGGGTAGCGGCAGTCTGGTCGTCGAGACCGGCCGTCTGGAAAGTTTCCGTCTTCAGGGGGTGAGCGAGGGCGCGGCGGTGCCTCGGGTGATGGGGCGCGCACGGATTGCAGGGCAACTGATTTGGGCAAGCCGGTTCGAAGAACATATCAACACGCAAACCTCGGGCGGGGGCAAGGGTACTGGTGGTGCGCGGGTTACAACCAAGTCCTATTCTTATACGGTGAATGTGGCATTTGCGCTGGGCGAAGGGATCGTCGACAAGATCGGGCGGATTTGGGCGGACGGGCAGGAAATCAGCCGCGACGGATTGGCGATTGCGTTCTATCCCGGAGATGAGACTCAGGTGCCCGATCCGACGATCTCTGCGATAGAGGGGTTGGAGAATGCGCCAAGTTATCGGGGCACGGCCTATATCGTTTTCGAAGATCTTGATCTCGGGCCGTTTGGCAACCGGATTCCCCAATTCAATTTCGAAGTGTTCCGGAAGGCGCAGCCCGAACATAGCACACTGGACGACCCGTCGCGGGATATTACCGGTGTCTGTCTGATCCCCGGAACCGGTGAGTATTCTCTGGCGGTGACGCCGGTAGAATATCCGGGCGATTTCGGCGAAGGCAAATTTGCGAATGTGAACTCTCCGCGCGGGAATACCGACTTAGTGCACGCGCTGGATGATCTTCGAGAGGACGTGCCGAATATTGCTTCTGTATCTCTTGTTGTGAGCTGGTTTGGCGATGACCTGCGTTGTGGGTCTTGTCGTCTGACCCCCCGTGTGGAGCAGACCGAGGTAGATGGTACGCCGATTCCTTGGGTTGTGTCGGGTGTGACGCGTGCCTCCGCCGGTTTGGTAAGCTTTGACGGCGGACGGCCTGCCTATGGGGGAACCCCTGCAGACGGGGCGGTTCTGGAGGCGATAGAATACATGAAAGAGGCGGGGCAGAGTGTTGTTTTCTATCCGTTTATCCTGATGGATATTCAGGAAGGTAACGGGTTGCCTGATCCGTATAGCGACAACCCCGACCAGCCTGTTATGCCGTGGCGGGGGCGGATTACGACGGCTAAGGCGGCAGGTTTGGTCGGGACCAGTGACAAAACACCGGCAGCGGCGGCGGAAGTTGCGGATTTCTTCGGTATGGCCTCAGTAACAGATTTTTCAGTCGTCGACGGGGAGGTGCTTTATAGTGGTCCGGCGGAGTGGAGCTATCGCCGGTTTATTTTGCACTACGCCCATTTGTGCCTTGCCGCGGGCGGGGTGGAGGCCTTCAATATCGGGTCGGAAATGAGGGGGCTGACGCGTATTCGGGACGGAGTGGACAGTTTTCCGGCTGTTCTTGCCTTGCAGCAGCTTGCAAGCGATGTGCGGACGGTTTTGGGGCCAGATGTCAAAATCGGGTACGCGGCGGATTGGTCTGAGTATTTTGGCTATCATCCGTCGGATGGATCGGGGGATGTGTTGTTCCATCTCGATCCGCTGTGGGCACAAGCAGAAATCGACTACATCGGGATCGACAATTACATGCCGCTCTCAGACTGGCGGGACAGTTTGGGGCATCTCGATGAGGGGGAAGGTTCGGTCTATTCTGTGGACTACCTGCGCAAGAATGTAGCGGGTGGTGAGGGATTTGACTGGTATTATGCGGATGCTGCAGGGCGGGATGCGCAGGACCGTATTCCGATCACGGATGACGCATACGGGGAGCCTTGGGTGTTTCGTTACAAGGATCTGGTGAGTTGGTGGAGCAAAGAGCATTACAACCGTCTGGGCGGGGTCCGGCAGAGTGTTCCGACACAGTGGCAGCGCAAATCCAAACCGATCCGCTTTACCGAGTTGGGATGTCCCGCAGTCGATAAGGGAGCGAACCAGCCAAATGTGTTCTTTGACCCTAAATCATCGGAATCTGCCCTGCCGTACTATTCTGATGGTTCCGTTGATACCCTGATGCAGGCGCAGTATCTGCGGGCGACTTACGCACACTGGCTGGAGCCTGACAATAATCCGGTTTCGGACGTGTATTTCGCGCCGATGGTGGACATTGCGAACAGTCATGTCTGGGCATGGGATGCGCGGCCCTGGCCGGATTTTCCGAACCGGCTTGATGTGTGGAGCGACGGGGAAAACTACGGGCGGGGACATTGGATCACGGGGCGGTTCTCGGACCAGTCTCTTGGGGCAATTGTATCGGAAATTTGTGACATTTCGGGTTTGCGGGACATTGATGTCTCAGAGCTTTACGGTTCGACCATCGGCTTTGCCCTGACCTCGGTTGAGTCAGGGCGTCAGAGCTTGCAACCCCTTATGCTGGCGTTTGATTTTTCCTGTGCGGAAACAGACGGCAAGCTGGTTTTCAAGAACCGGAGCGAGCAGATTGCATTCACGGCAGTGCCTGCGGATCTGGCCGTCGCGGAGTCCATCCCCGTTGTTGCGAAAACCCGCGCGCCGGCGGCAGAAACCGTCGGGCGTGTTCGGGTATCATTTTGGGACGAAACACGGGATTACCAGACTGCAACATCCGGGTTTGCCCTTTCCGACGACGAAAGCCAGGCCACGTCCCATGTGTCGCTGCCATTGGTTCTGCGGCCCGGTACAGGGGTGAATCTGGCGAGCAGATGGCTTGTGTCGGCGAGGGTCGCGCAGGATGAGGTGAAGCTTTCTTTCCCGCCGAGCGTGCAGGGGCTGGTTGCTGGCGATGTTTTCAAGCTTGATGACGGAGGGACTGCTGCGACCTATCGGATCGAAAGGATTTTCGAACAGGGCGCACGGGAGGCAGAGGCCGTGCGGGTCGAGCAATCGGTTTACAAACAGAAAGACGCAAGTTCGACGATCGGGACGGTTTCTGCGCTGCAACCGGTACGGGGTGTTGTCGTGCGCTTTCTTGATCTGCCAGTGCTTGAGGCAGATCAAGAAAGTACCGCCCCTTACGTGGTGGCTTCAGGGGCACCCTGGCCGGAAAGTGTGGCGGTGTTCAAGTCGGCGGAGGATGATGGTTACGTACTGGATACCATAATCGAGAGGCCCGCAAAGATAGGTAAGACGATGACGAATCTCTTTCGCGGGCCTGTTGGCCTTTGGGATGAGGCAAATACAGTTCGGGTGCGGATTTCCAGCGGAAGTCTGGACGGGCGCAGTGCGCTGGACGTTTTGAACGGTTCGAACGGTGTCGCTATCGGGACCGGTGCGGCGGCTGGCTGGGAAGTGTTTCAGTATCGCGAGGCTGAACTTCAATCCGATGGCAGTTACATTCTGCGGGGATTGTTGCGGGGGCAGTTGGGGAGTGACGCCGACATGCCCGATGTCTGGCCGGAAAGTTCCGAACTGGTGTTTCTGGATCGAATTCCCGATCGCCTGCGTCTCAATGAAGGGGATCGCGGGATCGAAAAATACTATCGCAGTGGGCCTGCTGGTAAACCTGTAGGCGATCCAACATATAACACTCGAACAGAAAGCTTTGATCTGGTGGCGTTGCGCCCGCTGTCTCCTGTGCATTTGCGCAGCCTGCGCGACGAGGAGGATTCAATTCAAATCAGCTGGGTCCGGCGCACGCGGATTGACGGGGACAGTTGGGAAGGGCTGGAGGTGCCTTTGGGCGAGGGAGCGGAACTTTACCGTGTTGATGTGATTGACGGCGCCGAGGTGCTGCGGAGCGAGATGGTCGGGACGCAGGGGTGGAGTTACTCTGCGACGATGCGTGCGGAAGATGGTGCCGCTGGCGCAGTGGATGTCAGGGTTTCGCAGGTTTCGGAGAAATTTGGTCCCGGGGCGGTTTCGGAATTAACTATACAAATTTAACTGCTTGGATTGGCTTATGCGGGCTGTGCTCCATCAGGACATCGTAGCGTTGGCCTGTCGTCTGCGCTTCCTTCCAGCGGCAGTGCGCAAACTGGCGGCCGGTCAAATCGTGGCCTGGACTGCTTACGCGGATTGCTATCGCTTGCAAACGGGCCGTGCTCATCCGCTTTTTGGAAACGGAACACTGCAATCGTTCTGCCAGTCCCTGCCCAAAGCGCAAGAAGGGCGTCTAGACGACCCTGATTACGCGGATTGCCTGATCCGCGCTTTAAATGCAGTCCGGGCGTTTCGGAAAGGAGCCGGTAATAAGGGATGA